GGCTGAGTTAGGGGTCTATCGGCTTCCGCTACTCGGCGGGAGCGTCCTCAACGGGAGCGTCGGGAACCGGGTTCTCCGGGTCCGCGGCGAGGCCGTGGAGGCGAGCCGACTCGGCGCCGATAGCGGCGACGGCCGAGTCGATCTGGGCACGAAGGTCGGCGGCCTCCTGCGATCCCGCCTGGGCGGCAGCGAGCTGCGCGGCCAGATCGGCGATCGAAGCGGTCTGGGCGTCGATCTTCGCGGCCACCTCATTGGTGGCGGTGTCGAGGTCTGCGAGTACATCGGTCAGTGCGGACATGATGCGTTCCAATCGGTTGAGCTTGCGGAGGATCGGTCCCTGGAAAGCCGCCAGTAGCTCTGGGACGTCCTTCCAGATCAGGGGCAGGTAAGGACAGTGCTGTCGCTCGCCCGCGGGATCATTTACGCCGTTCACGGCTCTCCCTTTTTTCGTAGAGGACGACGGCGCGCCGAGCACACAGAAGGATCTCGCAGGGCCACATGAAGCGTTCAAGCGATGCGCCTTGGTGGTAGCAAGATCCATCACCGACGTCATAGTGGGAGGCGATGATTCGGTAGGCTCGGGAAATGTCACAAAGTAGCCAACCGGTGAGGGCTTCGACCACTCCGTGGGTTGTTGTCATGTTTTTTCCAGTGACGTGGAGTACCCGTGGGGACGCCACCTAAATCATAGCGTCGCGGCTCTCGGATCCGAGATTTCTAACGAGTGATCTCTTCGCTAACCTTGACTCGCCCCTGGGCGATTCGATAAACCTTACCGAGAGTGTCGGTAAGCTCTAGGTCGTAAGTCCCCTCGGTGAATGCCCAGTTCGAGCTGGCGGTAGCGCTCACTGAAAGTGTCACTGAGTTCTGGTTCAGCGTCAGGTTCGAGTTGCCCGCCGACCACTCGTAGAGGATGGGCTCCAGCGGACCGTGACGAACTTGCGCGCGAGCGCTCCAGCCGGTGATGTTGACCGGCTCGTTGTCGGTGTCGACCACCGGGAACGTCATCTCCCAGGTCTCGCCCTGGTTGATGTTGAGCGGAAAGGTCAAGGTCATGTGACCCTCCAGCCACTAGAAGGAGACGGTGCTGTTCGGAACGACGTGGCGGCCGAGAATCATCGGGTCAGTCCCGTGCAGCTGCATCCACACGACATCCCCCGGCTTCGGCGGGTTGTCGGCGGTATAGGCCACTAGATACCGGACTCCGGGGATCGAGGTGCCGGTGCCGTTGTGCTCGAACTCGACAGTGTTGGTACCGACGTCGACCGCCGTCAGGACCCCCTGGTGGAGGCTCGTTGAAGGCGAGCGAGGCACACGCACAGACGAGTCGGTCCGCGAGATGCGCCTGGCTAGATCTCGGATGTAGGACATGAGGCCCCCTAGAGCTGCTGAGACTGCCGGAAGGCGACGATCTCCTGCGCCTCCGCCGGAGAGAGGGGTGTAGTGATCTGGTTGATCGAGTAGATGCCACTCGCGTGGACGTCGCTCGACACAACGCGAACGATGTCGCCGGGCTCTAGCGCCGCCATCGGGACACCGGTCAGAGTGACGGTGTCGGAAGCTCCCAGGCTGTTCGCCAGGATCGCGTTCGCCGCCGCCTGAGCCTGGTCGGCGGTGATGATCTGCGGCATCGTCACGTACTCGACCACCGAGCCGTAAGGGCCGTAGATGTAGGTCGGCGAGCTGGGGTCGTCGTCGAAGGCGACCGCCGCGACCGGGTTAGCCGTCGCGGTCGACTCCCCCTTGACCACCACATAGTTGAACGTCTGCTCGTCGCTCAGCTCCCGCTGGGCCTTCACGACTACCGGGTTCAGGTCGTCATCGAACGTCCAGACCGGCGGCATCATCCGGGGGTCTGGCACCGGCCGGAAGACGAAGACTCCAGCCGGGTCGAAGAAGCACTCGCAGCCGACAGCGGCAGCCAGCTCCTGGATGTCCTGCCAGGGATCAGAACCTTGCTGAAGTCCGTAGACCAATACAGGGGTGACCTGGCTGACCGAGGTGATCGAGAAGTCCTCGTGCCCAGGCAGACGGTCCCGGACCATCGCCTCGATCGCCTCGGAGTAGCTGATGCCACCGGGAACGATGTAGGGCTGCTGCCAGACGTTCCGTGAGATCGCCCGCGAGAGGTCGACGCCCGAGATCTTGATGGACGCCGCGCCACCGGACTGACCGCCGCCGACGCCCGTCATTCCGGCACCGCCACCGCCGCTAGTGCCGGTACCACGACCTCCGACGGAGATCGTTTCGACCTTGGTGATCATGCCGTTGGCGATCGGGATCAGCTCATCGATCGAGGCATCCAGAACGATCTTCAGTTCCAGCCACTGCATGCGAGGTGAAGCGTCCGCTCCGTCCAGGCGAGTGAAGGTCACCCGGAATTGGACCTGCCGGGTAGTCGTATCACCAGCCGCGAGACGCGGAACAGGCCACCCGCTGGTGGCCAGATCCCACGTCAAACCTCCGTTGATGGAGGTCTCGATGGCGATAGTGGAACCGGCCGCCGGTGTAGTGGCTGACCACTCGACAACGCTCGATACCACCGGGCTTCCGGTGAGCAGTAGCGGATCGGAGATGTAGTAGGCGAGTAGCGGATTGAAGACCTGCCCGGCGAATGTCTCGACCTCGCTGGCGGCCCCGACAACATAGGTGACCGCTGTCGAAACGTTCGGCGTGATGGTACTGGCGCCGTCCGTCTCGGCCATTTAGACGCTCCAGAAGAGTCGGAGTTCTTCGAAGTAGACGGTGACGCTGTAACCCACCGTGAAGGTGAGAATGGAGGACGAGCCAGCACGCAGGATGACGTCAGCCGGAGGCGTGTATGAGGTATTCAGGCTGGTGGCATCGGTAGTCCCGTCCGACGAGACATCCTGGGAGAAGAAGAAGTTGTAGGTCGTGTAGGAACCACCGAGAGTCGCCCCACTCTTGACGGTGGCTTCCGCTGCCGGAGCGGCGGGTCCTTCCCTCGTCACCGCCGGGGTGATAGTGGTGCCACTGGTCAGCGTCGGCGATCCGACCCTCTTGTCGACACTGACACTGGAAGACGCACCGTTGAACGCGAAGGTGAAGAGTTCCGCTCGGATGAGGCGGACATCGAAGTTCGCGCCCGCCTTGATCTGCAGCTGGCTGCCGCCTTGCACGGTGGCTACATACTGGGTCATCAGGCAGCCCCCACAACTACGGATACATCTGCGGCAGGCTGGATGAAGAAGTAGAGAGCCTCGAATGCCGGAGAGGACGGCCAGATTGGGATCGTCACCGTCCCGGTGGTCCCGGCGGTGGAGAACGACTTGCCGAACGCGAGCAGCGCCGGGCTCGTGTCGTAGGGGTAGTAGTCGATGCCGCTCTTGTCGGTGGCGACGAGATGCGACCAACCGTCGGGTACGCCCATCGCGTTCGGCCAGCTCGGCCAGCCGCCGCTCGGGTCGGCGACGTTCCCCACGACGAAGACCATTGTCCCCGCACTCGGCACTGTTACCGGCTCGATGGTGACGCCCGTATTGCCCTGCAGGTAGTTGGCCCGAGCCCTTCCGGCAACCGGTGCAGCCGTCGGGCTCGCTCCCCTTACCGTGAAAGTCGACCACATGAAGTGGCGCCATTTCGGGGGCTTTGTCCAGTAGACGGTGGTGTCGCTGTCTCCAGAAAGCAGGCGGCGGTAGAAGACTCCCTGAGTTTCGTAGCCGGGGTTCAGCGAGTAGGCGGCGGTGAAGCCGTTCGGGGTACTCGGGACCATCGGAATCAGGGTCGTCGAGTTCTCTCCGGCCGCCCCGGAGCATGAGATCACGAAGATCCGCAGGTCGTTGGCCTGGGCTGAGGCTCCCATAGTCAACGGCATCGGCTCGAAATAGCCGGTCGGCTCGGTGATCGAGACCGCCATGTCGAAGAAGTCGAGCGTCGTGGACGGCGTGCTGATGACGGGCGGCGTGACGAGCGACTGGGCGGCCGTGCGATTGTCGATCCGCTTCGGCTTCGGGCGATTGACCCGACCGATACGACGCGGAGTGGGCGAGTTAGGCAAGGATCACTCCTTCGACTACTCAGCCCAGACAATCCAGGTGAAGGCGTTGATCGAGGTACCCGTCGTGATTCGGAGACGGAGGAACTTCGACCGCTGGACGGTGAACTCCCTGCCGGGGGTCCACTCCCATTCATAGCTGTAGGCGCCGATGGGAAGGATCTTGTACTTCGCGTAGCGGGTGGCGGTCGAGGTGCCCTCCGCCGACGCGTTGTATCCGGTTGCCGCGGTTCCGAGGGTGACGCTGGAGGCTCCACCGATATCGGCTGCGTCATACGGCTGGACACCGGCCGCGACGTGCGCGGTAACGGTGGCGGCGACGTCGGTCTCGATCAGCTCAATAGTCGCGGCTGCGGCGAGAGCGGTGGAGAACTCGACCCCGAACGCGACGACCTGCAGGGTCTCGGTGCTTGGACTAGCGATCTGCTGGTGGGTCTTGATGGCGGTGCCGGTAGCCAGAGGAGACTGAGCGGCGTTGGTGGGCATCGCACCGTTGGTGCTGAAGTACATGCTCGCTCTCCTAGGTGGCGGTAGCGATCGAAGGGATCGTCGCTGTCAAGTTCCCACCGGTGGTGGAGGCGACGAAGTCGTGAGCGGTGAGGATCGGAATTGCGGTGTCCGCTGATCCCGATGTCGGCCGGTAGACGACCAACAGCTTTCCGAGCGAGTTGTTCGCCGCGCCACCAGCGGCATTCCAGACAGCGTCGGAGAGGTCGAGAGTGACTACGTCGGTGGTGGTGTTGACGGTGACGGTGATCGCGGCGGCTGAATACCAGATTCGGCCGTAGTTGGTGAAGTTCGCCTCGACTCCTGAGCCGGTGCCCGTCGAGAGGACGCCCGAGAGGAACTGGGTCCGCTTGAGGGTGTTGTCGCTCGGAAGGCTGGCCGACTGCAGGAGGACGATTCCGAGGTTGTCAGTGCCGAGCGGGAGCAACGCCTTCTCGACGAATCGACCCTTGGCGTAGTCGTTTACCAGGTTACTGATGGCTAACCCACCCCCTACTATGCAAAGATGTCGATCGAGCGGAAGTGCCTCATCTGCGGTACGCCCTTCACGACCTACCCGTCACTAAATAAGCGCTATTGCGGACGTGAATGCTTCCACATCTCGAAGCGGAAGGCAAAGCTGGACTCGCGGTACCGTTACTTGCATATCGGCAAGGAGGGACACCCTCTGGCGCCGCCAAACAGTGCCATCCACGAGCACCGAGTACTGCTCTACGACAAGATCGGCCCTGGTGCTCATCCATGCCACCACTGCGGGGCGACGGTGACTTGGATGACTAGTGCTGGGACCACGGCCGGAGCACTAGTCTCCGACCACCTGGATCGAAATCCGAAGAACAACAACCCGGAGAACCTTGTCCCCTCCTGTCAGCGCTGCAACATCCTCAACAGTGACCGGATAGTGCGAGACGAGGAGAACTACCGGGTCATCAGTAAGGGAACCCGAGTGCGCGGAGAACGTCGGACGTGCGCCACCTGCGGCGGCTCATTTGTGGCATGGCCGAGTACGGCGGGGCGTCAACGCAGGGAAGGGATCTACTGCTCGAAGGCTTGCATGTACGCTCGACCAAGGTAGACCGATCAAGGGCCCATTCGCAGTTCGCCCGTTGAAGGGTCGGCCACTACACCGTTCATCTGTCCCTGCGGTGTGACTACCTGCCAGGCGTCCGGAGAGTTGGCGTAGAAGCGGAGGGTGGTGATGTTCTCGAACCGAATGCCTCGCCACAGCTGCAGACGAGTACCGAACGGCGCGAGGAGACTCGCCATTCCGGCCGGTGTCAGCGTCCCTTCCGGGTCGGAGACTTCGACATCGAAGTTCCGCAACTGGGCCGCTGTCTTGTCGGCGGTCACCCCGCCCTTGTGGACCGCGAGCTGCTGGACGACACGGCCATCTCGAACCACATCGACTCGGCAGATCGAGATGTGGTCGCCGACTACGGCGCTCTGGAATGCCTTGGAAGAACCGCGCATAGCCAGCTCCTAGTAGTAGGCGGGTGTGTCGACCTCCGTGTAGCTCACCGTCGCCTTACGCCACTGCACCGTGGAAGGATCGATGGACTGGTACTCCCAGGAGGTTTCTTGTCCCTGCGAACCCGGTCCGAGAGTCACGAAAAGCTGCTCACCGGTCGACTTCTGCAGCAGAAGGACGTGGCCTGACTTGTCGAGCGCATCCCAGGCAGTGAAGTAGTCGGGTTCATCCCAACGGAATCCGAGCATCAGCGTTCCGGTCTCGCCGTACACCGGACCATTGACGACGACGGCCTTCACGCTGCCGGAGCCTGAGAGAACCTCGAAGGTTCCTTGCACCCGGCGGCGCATGATCTTGTTGCCTTCCGCGAGGACGAAGATCGAGGTGTTCGCCAGCGGGTTCTGCGGGTCCTTGAGCCACCACAGCGAACCGGAGGTCAATACGGACAGCGTCGAAGAGAACGTCGCCGCCGCGACCGGTGCGGTAGTAGATGGGCCGTAAGCCAGCACCTTGTACTGGCTGGTCTTGTTGATCGGCGCCACATAGTCGTAGACCGTCACCGGGAAGGTCCCGTTAGCCGGGACATAGGTGAGTGACGGAATCGGCTTGAACTGGACCTCTCCTTCACGAAGAGCAAACACCGTGAAGGAGGTCGTCACCGGAGACGACAGAGAAGGAACGATCGTCAGCGCGACACGATTCGTCGTCTCGCTGAAAACCGCCGACGAAAGAGTTGCCGGTGGCGGGTAGGTGCCTGCTCCGCCGGTCGAGGCGCTACGCGTGAAGCTGTAGGAGGCCACCGGGGTCAGGAAGTCCCCGAGACCTCCCCACTTGCTCTTCGCCTGCACGTAGGCGACGTAGGTGTCGTCAGCCAGGTCGGTGTCGGGAATCCACTGCTGATCGTCGCCGAGTACGAATCCGTCAGTTCCCTGCACGGCGGGAGTTACGAACGGCTGGAAGCCGGGCAGCAACGTCTGCGCGAGGGTGTAGAGGGCAGCCTGGTAAGCCTGCTGAGGCTGCGAGTCCGGGGAGTAGTAGGTCCACAGAATCGCCGGGCGGGTGCCAGCGGTCGGAGTGACGGGGCCGGTGATGGTGATCGTGCTCTGCTGCTGGAAGGTGATGTCCAAACGGACGTCAGCGATCTGCAGTAGCGTCCCGTAGCTGTCGCTGCGGCCCATGTCGTAGGTGAAAGCGACAAGGTTGGTAGCGGCGTCCCAACCAGTCCCGTCGGGAGCGGTAGTGAACGTTGCGATCGTCTCGTCGACCCACTGCGTAGCGGCGATGCCACCGGATGTCGGAAGCTCCGACACAGGCCCCAGCGAGATGAACTGGTACTTGTAGACGACTGGGGTGCTCGATGTCGACCCCACGCTCGCCGGGACGGCGGAGCGGAACCAGTGCTCGCAGACCGGCCGGTTGGATCCGGCGGCGACCGTCCTGGTGCGCCGCCGGATCCCCAGCGAGTAGATCTTCGCGCCCGTCGGCAACGTCGGGATCGTGAAGCCGAGCCGGAGGACTTCCGCGTCGAGCAGGCTCCGCGAGGTCGTCTGGACCCAGGTGGTATCGAGTCCATCGGAGAGTGCGGCCTGCGCGCTCGCCGCGCCGTAGTAGGTCCACGGGGTGCCGACGATGGCGGAAACAGGTCCTTGCGTAGCGACAGCGAGTCCCACTCAGCTTCTCCTGTCGCTAACGCTTCGCGGTCTTGATCGCCGTCAGAAGCTCCTCGAAGTTCTCCCAGACGACGTCCTGAGCCATGACCTTCATCGGCTGACCATCGACCGTCATGTTGATCGTCACCGTCGGGCTCCCACCCGCCTTGGCGGCAGGGGTGCCCGAGTCGAAGGAGACGAGTCCGGCGTTGTGGAGATCCCACGACGAGGCTCCCGAGCCAGCTGCTCCCAGCAGCCCGAGCTGCCCGAGCGCGATCTTCGCCAGCGGGCTGTCGACGCCTTGTGCGAGACCGGCGGACTTCAGCGCCTCCTGCTCCAGGACGGTGCTCAAGCCGGTCACGATGTTGGTGCCGTACATGAAGCCGATCTTCAGTCCGGCGTCGGCCGCATAGTTGCCCGCCACACCGGAGGTGAGAGCTACGACCGCCGAGGCCGCCCCGGTGGCCATGCTCGCGTTCTGGCTGATACCGATGGCCATACCTTCGGTCATCCAGCCACCGAGCTGCTTCCACACCTTCGAGGGCGACTCACTGTCGGCGGCCGATGCAGCTGCATCGCCAGCCGCGGTTGACGCGTCACTCGCCTCGGAAGCCGCGGCGGGTGCGCCAGCCGCCATACCGGAGCCCAGACCATCCATCGCCGCCATACCGGCGTTGGCGCCAGCATCAGCGATTCCAGGCGTTGCCGCCGCGATCCCGGCTGTTCCGGAGTCCACTGCCTGTCCCAGCCCGCCGACCGAGGTGGCCGCCGACTGGGCGCTGTCCGCGACAGCCTGATTCGACTGGGCGTTGGTGGCGTTGGCGGTGGTGTTCGACTGGGCGGTCGAAGTGTTCTGCGACTGCGCCTGCGACTGCGACTGGGCGGCGTTGGTGGCCTGCTGAGAGGTGTTGGCGACAGCCTGGTTCGACTGAGCAACCGCCTGGTTTTGCTGGGTGACATTGCGCCCGGCATTTGCCTGAGCGGTCATCGCCTGGGTTTGTGCGTTGATGGCTGCCGCGTTCTGCGGACCCATCAACGACTGGCCGGGCGTTCCGTGGGCGGGTCCCGCATTCGCGGCGGCATTCTGGGCGTTGTTCAGTGCGGTCGGACCTGGCGCATAACCAGGTTGCCCAGCACTGACTGGCGCGCCGAGCGCGTTAACCGCATTGCCGAAGCCGTCGGTACGACCTTCAACCTGGCCTTGCGGTCCGGTGGTGATACCGCGACCGCCAGGGCCAGCCATGCCGACGCTCGATTGACCGGCGACAGCACCCTCGGGGGTCGAGATCTCCGGCTGGTCGGGCTCGTCGTTGATGAAGGTGTGAAGTCCCTGAGGTCCCTCTGTGGTGACATAGGAGTGGGAGGTCGGGGCGTTCCCGGATCCCCAGCCGGTCTCACTGGAGGCGTTAGGGACCATCGAGCGGGACCCCAGAACCGACTCGATAGCGTCAAGACTCAGAGGGTTCGCGCTACCACCCGCCGCACCGGCGGTGGATGACGTCGGAGACGGCGCGGCGCCACCACCACTGGCGGGGGAGAGCATCTCCGGGATTGGTCCCGGAGCTGTCCCTTGAGGCATAAGCTCTGGCGGCAGGCCGTTGCCAGGGCCGCCAGCGGAACCGGGGCCACCCCTCGGAGGGGCCATCAACCCCTGCCAGCTGCTTGGGCCTGGAGCGCTGCCACCCTTGCCGGACGACAGGTTGTCCATGAGCTTCTTCTGCTCGGCCTGGCTGGTACCAGGCTGCAGCAAGTCCTGCCAGGTCCGGGGGGCGTTCGCGGACGGCGTCGACCCCTCGGTCGTTCCGAACCTACGGCCGCCGGAGTAGCCGCTGGCCGGGTCGTTGTGCGGGTTGTAAGGCATTCCCTCGGTGACGAGAGAAGGGCCTCCGGGATAGAGGTCGTCAGTCGTCTTCGGACGAGCCCACTTCTCGGCCTCCTCCTCGCTGATGCCGAGCTTCTCCTGCATTTCAGGAGTGAGGCCCGACTTCGCCAGGTTCGCGGGATCTACACCGGCCGCTTGAAGCTGTGCGGCGGTGACAGCCGCACCGTCAGGACGCGGACCCGCGTCATCACCGAGAAGGTGGCCGATACCGCCCGCGGCGCCACCGATGAGGGCACCGGGGAGTGCCCCGACTCCCTCGAACATCGCGCCGATTCCAGCGCCGTATCCGGCTCCTGTCGCAATAGCGCCGAACAGACCCCCCGAGTCGGTCATATTGTCCAGAGCGCCAGCTCCAAGACCAAGGGCTAGACCAAGAGCACCACCCTTGGCGCCACCCATCTTCCCCTTGGAGCCCGCATAGGCTCCACCACCGGCCGCGGTGAGGGCGGGAGAGACCATGTCGCCCTCACCCATCGCGTTCAGCCACTGCGACAACTGGGTTGCGCCAGCAGCCGCGAGGCCCACCGGCCCCTTGTTGGACTTCGCCAGAAGAGCCGCCAGACCGCCCGCCATAACGGCCGGGGTCGCATCTCCACCTGGGATATTGCCGCCAAGGCTCACCGCATTGCCAATGCCTCCCGCCACGTTTCCGATGTCACCGAGAACGTTCGCGCCGAGAGTCGAGCTGATGGTGGCGATAGTGCTGGCGCCGCTGATGAGGTCGGCGTAACCACGCTGGTTGCTGACGTTCGACAGCGCCTCGCCGGTAGCATTGATACCGGCTACCGACGACTCGCTGGAGATACCGGTGAGGAGCGCCTGGCCGACGCCGAACAGGCCGGTCATCGAGGAGTCGATCGCGGGGTCGAGGTCCTGCAGGGCTGCCGTGGCGCTGTTGGCGAGGCTGGTCACGCCCGTGAGGGCTGTGCTCATGTGCTCGGCGCCCAGCTCACCGACTTCCTTGCCGAGACCACCTAGGACCTGGCCGAGACGCCCCAGTAGCGGGAGCGCCTCGTCGGTGGCACTCTGTCCACCGGCTGCTACTCCCTGCGTGAACTCGGTCTGGACGGCCTTCCTCGCGGCCTTCAACGCCGGGATCGCCTTGAGGGTCTCGTCGACCGCCATCAGGCCACCGGCGCCAGCCAGCACCGACTCGGCTGCACCGACGAGCGGCACCATCGCCAAGTTGTTCATGTAGCGACGAGGGATCAGACCTTCGTCGTCGCCGCCGCCACCCCCGCTAGGGGCACGGCCGCCGCCGCCTCCTCCGGAGCCACCGCCCGAGCCGCCACCGCCGCCGCCTCCTCCGCCTCCGCTGGGAGGGCCGGTTGGGGGGCTGGGTGGGCCGCCGCCGGTGCTGGGAAGGTTCCAGCCGGGAGGCGGAGCCCCGCTGCCAGCCGCACCGTAGGCCCAGTTGGCGGCTGTGCCTACAGGGCTTGACGGGCTGACGAAACGGCCAGTGGAAGGGCTCCGTGGAGCTGCCGACACGAGTTCGCTGGCTGACATGCTGGCGTTGGCGTGCTCCACCGCACCGGCGTGGTCAAGGACCGCGGTCGTCGCTCCGGAGTAGGCGGACTGGACGTCACGAGCGCCCGCCACCTGAGCGGCACTGGCACGCTCAGCGGAGCGGCTGAGGTTGCTGTGTGCGGACTCGGAGGCGCGAAGCTCTTCGTTCAGGCCGCTGTGTGCCTCGGCGGAGCGGGAGGCGGAGGCGGTGGTGCGGTCAAGGGACTGAGTAGCCCCGTCACCGCCCCGAACCATGCCGCTCAGCCCACCGCTCAGCTCGTTGACATCGCTGACGAGGGAGCGGACTCCGCCGCCATCGCTGACCCCGATCCGACGCGAGCCCCCGACGGAATTGAGGTCGTCGGCGAGGCCACGGGCGTCGGCACGCAACGCCCCGACATGCTGACGAGCTTCCGCGACGCCGCTGGTGTCGACACCGACCTGAACGTCGCCGCTGGCGTTCTGACGGGCAGCCGCGAGTGCGTTCAGCTCCCCCATCGCGCGGGCACCACCGGAAGTGGCGATGCCGACGCTGGCGGTCTTCCCACCGAGGGAGTCGATGCCGTCGGAAGCTGCCCGGAGCGCGGCGATAGCGGGGGCGCAGTCGGCGTCGATGACAAAGTTCAAAGACTCCATGACTGCACCCCCTTACTTACCGGCTCGCGCCTTCGCCTCAAGCTCCGCGGTGTTCCACGGCATTCCGAACCTGTCGATACTGACTTCCTTCGGATTGGGGTAGGGACCGCCGGTATGCATCGCCAGGAAGCTGACGTAGAAGTCCCAACGCTCAGGTCCGATTGGTCCTCGGACTTCCTTCCAGGCCAACCACTCTTTCCACTGGCTGGCGCTGATCGCCGCCAGAAGGTGATCAGCGGAAGGGAATCCGAGCGCGAAGGCTAGGTCGAGAGCGAAGAGGCGATCTGAGTTTCCTCGGAGTTTCCCTCTGCGCTCCGGGCACGATTGACCTTGTTGGCGGCGGTGAGCAGAAGGTTCACGACTGCCTTGCCGACGCTGCCCAGGACGCCACTAGCCGCTGGAACAGTCGGCCAGATCCGGTTACCGTGCTGGTCCCGAATGCTGTAGGCGAGGAAGCGCATGTCCTCGTCCTTGGTGTCATACCGAAGGAAGTTCCCTTCCTTGCTGTAGACACGCCCCGCCTCCATGAACTCGGCCCAGTCGGCCGCCGTCATCTCCCATACGAGGAAGCGTGCTCCCTTGCCGGAAGTGGTGGGCCAATCGGGGACCTTGACCTCCTCCTTGCGGAGAGCGGGTGGGGAGGCGAGCTGTCGAGCACTGGTGATGAGTTCGTACTCGACCTCAGTGTCGTCCTTCTTTTCCGCAGCCTTAACGGCCATTTCTATTCTCCTGTTGAGTTGGTGCTATCCGGGCCGGGATCAGCCCTGGCCCGGTCCGCCCTTGATGCCCTGCTGGTTGGCACTCAGGCCAGCGGAAGGTTCAGCGCCGAGAGTGTTCCCGAAGGAAGACCCCGTCAAAGTGCCCTTGCGCCTGCAGCGGCAGTTCGGGTGTACCGGGATGTTTTCGCAGCGCTGGTTTTCCCGACATAGCAGGCAGCAGTCCGGGTGGCGTTCTACTTCGCAGCCGGTGCCCATGACGTTGTCGGGATTCAATAGCGCCTTGACGGCCGCGAGACTTGCAGGCGTGGGACTGATGTAGAACTCGCAAATAGCCTTGTCCCACGTCCGCCAGTCAGCGTTCAGCTCGTCAGCCATTGACTACACAGCCAGGTTGACGCCACGCGCGAAGCCGAGGAGTACCTGGACGGCGGTCGGGGTACCGGTGATCGTCCAGACCGCCTGGACCTTCCCGTTGACCGTTGTCGAGGACGGCAGCGTGATCCGCTGCGAACCGACGGTGGTCCGAGTGGTGAAGGTGGCGAGGTCGGTCCAGGTGACACCGTCAACCGAGTGCTGGATCTTGATCGCTACCGACGGAGTAGTACCGCCGTCGATCGCCCAGACGTGCAGCTGTGCCGCACCGCCAGTGGTGGTGGCGCCGCCGTAGAGGGTGTTGTCGTCCAGCGTTCCGGTGCCGGACGCTCCAGCCAGGAGAGTTCCTGGCGAGAGGAGGATGGTGCCGTCGTTGTAGGCACCACGGGCATCCAGCTCAAGGTCGAAGTCGACCGCGTCCTTCAGCTTGGCGGTGATCGAGGAGTCGATGACCGACGACGGCTGCATGGTGATCGGCTGCAGGGCGTCGAGACCCTCCAGCGCGTACCACGCGAGCACTGGGCTACGACGACCGAACCACTGGTTCAGGTAGTAGCCCAGCTGTCCCCGCTCCATCGCGGCGAGCCCCTTGATCTTCAGGGAGCCCTCCTGCATGCCGGGCAGGCTGTTCCGGACGCGAGTACCGAATCCGGAGCCGTCGACCTTGTCGGCCTTACGGCTGTGAGAGATGTCGTTACCCTGGGCACCGAAGAGGAACTCTCCGATACCCCACTGGGCCTGGTAGCCGGGGTAGGCGACAGTAACCTGGTTCAGGTCAACAACGGTCATGGTTACTTACCACCCTTGCTGCTGTTTCCGGAGGTGAAGGCACCCTGGCCGGTCGGCGGCTGTGCGGACTTCTCCTGCTCGACGACCGCCTGCTCGGCAGCCTTCGCCTCTTCTGCGGCGCGCTTCTCTTCAGCGGCGATGTCGGACTTCGCCATGACGAGAGGACCCTTGCCGTCGGGGCCGTCCTTGCCGGTGTAGTGCTCTTCGTCTTCCATCGGACCGGAGTAGGTATCTCCCGGCTCGTGGTGAGTGACATCGCCACTCTCTGGGTCGACACGCCTGAATGGGCGGACTACCTCGTACTGCTTCCCTGCCATGAGGCACCTTCCGGGTTGAGGGCATAAAAAGAGCCCCTCAGGAGGGGCGTGGACGAGTGAGGCCTACGAAGTAACCGTGACCTTCAGTTCGGCGTAGGTATAGAGGGCTTGACCGAACATCATGTTGTTGACCGCCCCCTCTGTCACTTGGGAGAAGCCGGTGGGGAACTTCGCGTTCAAGAGACAGGTGATCAGAGGAGACCCAGGGGAAATCAGTTCACCGGCCAAATTCTGAGCGGCCTCTTCGTCGACTAGGCCGATCACCAGCATGACGTCGAAGTACCACTTCGCCAGGGTGCTACGACCCTGCATCTGCTGGTAGTCGATCGTCCGTGTTCCGCGAGGCTTGACGATCGCGCACGGCGGTACCAGTGTGCGCGGCACATACTGGTAGATGTTCAGGTCAGCCGAGTAGGAGGCGACAGCCCCCGTCAGCGCCTTCCTGACATCGTTGTAGTCCGTCATCCCACACGCCTGTAGGGGGAGAGCATGTAGCCCGCGTCGCACATGATGCGAGGCTTAGCTACTTCCTTACGGGCGCCGGTGCCGTCGGAGTTCACGGCATTCATCGTGAGGCTCCAGGTGTCGTGCAGCCTGGAGATCAAGAGGAAGGCCGCCTCCTTGATGGCGTCCGGTAGCTCGGTTACACCGGTACCGGCGTTGTGCGGGAATGTCAGCGGCTGAACGGTGAGGACATTCCCGGCCATCGCTGTCGGAGTGACCTCTTCCACCCACTTGCCATCCTCAATTGTGAGGATGGACCTGCCCAGCCTGATGCCGGTCGTGTCCTTGACGGTGATCGTGGTGTCGCCGATCGCCGCCGATGACGCGAGGGTGGTAGTCGGGTAGCCGTTGATGTAGGACCACTGGCCGAAGAGCTTGTTGCCGTTCCGCCTGCGACCCACCGGAAGGTTGTAACCGGCGTTGTGGGCGCCGCCGGGAAGAGTGAACCGCCAGGGCTCAATCACCAGGCTGCTCAGGTCGGTGACCGGAGTCAGGTTCCCGTAGTGGGTGCCGACCGAGAGCGACAGCACCTCGACGATCGGGTTGCAGCGGGTGTGGACCCTCAGCTCCCCGTAGTCGGCGAACGCGATCTCCCCGACCTCAACGTCGACCGTCGCGGCGAGGTTCTGATTAACCTCACCGTTGATCATCGAGCTGGCCCGCATGATGATCCGGCCGAGCTGGGCGTCCCGGTCAGCGTCTGACTGACCTGGCACCAGGGCGCGCAGCTGGGTGTATACCGGTGACTGCTTGAGTTCCTGGACGGTGATGTAGGGGGTCAGACGCCCCGCGGTGTCGACTACCGTTGGCACGGCTGACCTCCTAGATCACACCCTGTGGCGACTAGCCCTGACGGTGAACCAGGTCCTTGGTGCCGACGTCCTGGCTCTTCTCGCTGGTGGCACGCTCGCGCGCCTTCTCGTCGGCCTCGTGGTCGCGGACAGCCTTCTCCTGGTCGTCCTCGTCGTCACCGGCCTCCTCGCGGACCTTGGCCAGCCGCTCCTCGCGCTGAGCCATTCGGAACGCGATGTGGTCGAACGAACCGTCCTGGCCGCGCAGGATCCGCTCGCCGCGAGTGACCGCCAGGAACGCCTCGATGTCGGCCTCGTCCTGCTCGGCCTGCTCTTCGGCGATCTTCGCGTCACGCTCGGCGCGCTTCTTCTCCTTGTCGGAAGGCTCGCCCTTGTCGTGCTCGACCGGGTCTACGGTCTCGCCGACAGTGACGTTGTCGTCCTGGCGGTCCTCACGCTCGTCGTCACCGGCATAGCGGACGTCCTTGGTCTGCTCGGCGTGGAGGTCCTTGGTGCTACGACGAGCACCAGCCTTCTCCGCGCCTGCCTGGTTCTCAGCCATCTGGTTCTACTTCCTCTTGGTTGAAACTACTCAGGGGTGTGGCCACATCGGCCGCACCGACGGAAGAAGGACCTGAAGCCGCACTTAGTGCAGTTGTAGCCCTTCGCTTTCGCGGGCGGACCCGCGACGCTTGCAGCGGTGTAACCGGCGTTCAGGAGTGCACGGATGTGGCTGGGGTCCGAAACGTCGACAGTCCGCCCTTTGTACAGGGGGCCGTGACGTTCGACTTCGACCTGCACGCAGGCGTCATCAGGGCTAAGAAGGCGCATTCAGTACGCTCGCTTTACCAGGTAGCCGCCGTTGGCCTCGTAGACGGATCCGTCATCGAAGCCGACGTGAGTCGCATCCGTATGACATTCCAGGCCGACGCGAGGGTCCCTCGGGTCCGACGGAGGTGGGTCACCGCGCTCGACGGCGACTTCCGGCTCTCCGGTGGGAGGAGCCGCTACTTCCGTAGTCTCGGGAATCGGTTCGATCGGGTTCTTCCTCGGGCGGCCGGGGCGCCGCCTGACTGGAGCTGTCATTGTGATCTCCTGTTGTTTGCGCAGCAAAAAGGGCCACCGGAGAACCGATGACCCTTCGTACGTGCGTTCCTACCACCTATGTGGCGGCAAGCTCCTTGATCTTGACGATGGTGACCGGGGTATCGATGGCGTCAAGGTCGACGGTCTCAGTCCAGCCGCCCTGAAGCATCTCCTCGGGTCCGAGGAGATGCGGCAGACCCAGGTCGCCGCGCCAGTGGGCAAGGATCTGTCTCTCCACGTCGAGCGCCTGGATGCCAGGGCACTCGACAGTGAAAACCACCTGCCAACCAGCATTGACATGCTGTTCAAGACGTCGACCGCCGATGCGGCCGATTCCTACCTTGGCAGCCCCATAACCTGGGTGCGCTATGAGATAGACCATGGCCGGGTTCGACGGATTGAACCCACGACGTGCACACCATCGACATCCGCCTTGGCGAGATCTGACACTGTTCCAGCTTGGCGAGACGGTGCGGTCGCACTTCTGGCACCTACAGGGCCAGGGTGCATCCTTCTTGCCTGGATAGTCGACAAGCGGCTCCAAGCCCGCCGCACGCATTCTGTCGGCAGTTTCTTCAGGGTCGAGCACTCGCCCAACGCACCACTTGCAAGGGACCGCACTCGTCCTGACATTGCCGAGACTCGGACTGGTTTCCTTGCCGCAGATCAGGCAGCGACAGCGCCATGAACGACCCGAACCGGGGTACGGGTCTAAAGGCATGAGCCCGCGGTCGACCATGAGGGCGTGGGCGAAGTCCTCATGGAGTCGTTGGGACTTGCCGTTGTTTTCTTCCCAGCTGCACCAACGGCACCCGGCATGACCGGCAGCGACGCTGCCATAGGTTGGAAAGACCGTACGTCCGCACTTCGTGCAAGTACATTCCCAAGGATCCCTAGACGCCTGGAAGCGTCCATGTGGGACTAACCCCGCCTGCCGCATGATATCAGCGGCAGCGTTCGAGTCAATCGCTCGACTGGCGCACCACTTGCACGGACCTTGCCCTCCGAGGATGGCGTCTAGACGGGGACTAGTTTCCCTGCCGCAGGCGAGACACTGACACAGCCACGGCCTCTTCCGGCCAGGATATGACTCCTGCGGCTCTAGTCCGGCTGTACGCATAGCTTCCACGGCGTCGGCCTCTGGCCCCAGCTGGGCAGCACCTTGACGTGTGTACCTACATGTGCGGCAACCGCCCCAGCCGTTCTTGATGTTGTTGTAACGAGGGGTAACGGCAGCGCCACAGATCTTGCAGTTGCACGGCCATAGAGCATTTGCTCCCGGATACGGGACCGATGGCTCCAAGTCGGCTTCACGCATGACCTGAGCGGCTGCGTGTGGATCAAGCTTTCGAGGCACTCCTAGACAGTAGCCCAGGGTGGGCTCCCAGTAAAGAGCCCACCCTGGGTTCAGCTGCTCAGATTGCCTAGGTCAGCTTGACACCAGTCACGGCCCCATTCCACTGGGGAGCCGGACAAATGAGCGTCCCGTACCAGTAGGACGAGCACTCGTAGGCGAACTGGTTGACTGGCCACTGAATGCCCATGTAATCCTGGACCAGTCGCATCTCCCATACGTCGGAGACGTTGGAGTCGGGGAGAGGCAGGGTCCAGGAAACGATTGGGCACACGCCCTGAGGCATGTAACGGTTGATGCTCAGACCAACCATCTTGCCCGTGGTCTCGTTCTGCAGACCAGTTACCAGGGCGCCGATCTGAGCGCTGTGCGCCTCACCCTGGTTCTGCACCATGATCTGGTAGTTCGACGAAGACGAGGTCTTCAGCAGGTCCGACAGCGCACGGCGGTCTGAACCATTGAAGAGGATCTCGTCGGGGTCGGCACCATTGTTCTGGTACATGGTGTCGAAGGCCTTGAAGAACTCGTTGCCGGGGTTAGCGGCGTTGAAAGTTCCGTTGACCCGCGATACGTAGCCGGAGTTCGGGCCGAGGCAGGTAGCCACGATCCCGTCGAAGCCAGCGGCGTAGGCCGAGGTGTCGGCTACGACAGTGCTGGCCGCGACGCCGGAGGTCGGCAGAGCGCCCTGCAGAGTGAAGACGTTCGAAGCGGTACGACCGGCGTACCAACGAGCGGCGTCACCGGGGTCGGAGGCGCCAGTCGAGACGTAGACCCTCATACCAGGGGCGGTACCCATACCGGAGACGGTCACATCGACCACCTGACCGGCGGAGACGCCGACGTTGGCGGCCGAGGACAGAACGGACTGTCCGAACGGACCGGCGTCGGCGGTGACCTTGACGTAGACGTTGGTGGTGAAGCCGGTCAGAGCCGACTCAGTACCAGCGGCGGTACGCGCGGTCAGGGTGATTCCGGTGAGGGCCGGGAGAGCGCCCAGGAAGCCGGATCCGGTACCACGACCGGAGATGATCATCTTCTCCTCTTCCAGCATGCTGGCGTACAGCACACTGGTCTGGGAGAGCTGACGGATGTCCTCGAAACCCTCACCCGCGAACTGTGCGGCCCAGGAGACCTGGTCCGACAGGCTGAACTGCGAGTAGGGAACCGCGACGTCGTAACCGGCGTAGCTGATCTTCGGACCACGCAGGTAGTTGACGCTACCGAAGCTCGTGGTCGTCGACTCACTGATTCCGGGATAGAGGTCGGAAACACCGGTCTGAGAACCGGTGATTCCCGAGATCACCTTGAACCGGTGGCTGGTGCCGATTCCCTTCTTACGGGGAATCCTGTTCCGGATCTTGGTCTCACGCGGGAAGAGCTTCTTGGACGGAGCCTCCAGGTCGAAGGCCACAAGGCCGGTGGCCAGCGGAGAGGCCAGCGCGAGGTCCTTGTTGATGTCGGTGTTCGCAAGCTGGTTGCGAACAGCCTCGATGGTCTCGGGCGAGATCGCCTTCGAGACGTCGGCGCTAGCCAGTCCCTTCTGCAGCAGGTCGAAGCCCGAAGGCGCCTGCTCGATCGGACCGCCGTAGCCCCAAGGCTTGGGGGTGTCGAGACTCTTTTCGAGAGTCTCCTTGTAGTCATCGAACAACGTTGCGACGCGGACGGGGTCGTCCGTGCCGAACATGTCCCGTGGCTTAGGAATAGCCATGGTTCAACCTTTCGGAAGAATGCCCACTTGGGGCCAAGAACAGGGGTTTATAGCGAGTTGGCGTCGGCCCGCAGTCGCGCGGCCTTCTCCTGGTAGCCAAGCCGCAGGGTCGTGTCCAACCCCGGAGTATTGGCCTTACGCTCCTCGATCTCAGCGAGACCCAGAAGATCCTGCCTGCGCGATGTCTTAACCTCCTGCTCCGTACGCCGTAGCGCCGGTCCGCCGGGGGTAGCCATCTTCTCCACGAGTGCCAAGCGCGCGCTGATCTCCTCGAACGACTTCGTTACGAGTTCCTGCGCCTTGGCGGTGAAGTCACCGAGAGCCTTCTCGATGGACTCCTCGTGAATTGCCGAGAGGGTCTTGCGCAGATCCGACTCCTCGTCTTCGAGTGCCCCGGTGAGGGCCTTCGACAGATCTGGAACTTCCTGCGGCTCGACCTCTACGACCTTCTCGGCCCAATCGCCGGGGAGCATGTCTGCCTTGCCCAGCGCGTTGGCCCGCTTGGTGATGTGAGTTCGGATTGCGGTGTGGTCACCGCTGCCACGCCCTACAGCCTTGATCGCGTTGCCGAGGTCCTCCTCGTCCGCGATCGGGTAGCTCGGGTCGCCCTTCGGATTGGCAATCGCCTCACCGGACTTCAGCATGGCGGCCATCTGGTTTGTGTCGTACTTCGAGCCCTTGGTCTTGTCGGCGTCGGCCGACATGTAGATGCTGCTGGGGTCGAGGGACATCCCTTCGAGCTTCTCTCGAACGGAGAAGCGCCGGAGCGCGTCGACCGCGCTCATCAGCAGGTGAATGTCGCAGTCCTGGGCGGGCATCTTGGCGAGGGCCTTCGCCTCCGAGCTGATCAGCTGCGCGATCTGCTGGATCGCCTGCTCCGCTCCAGAAATGTCGCCCGACTCGTTCTGGCCGAGACCGTCACCCTTGAGGATCGACTCCACCAGTGCCTTGGTCGACTCGACGTCGAACTCCTCGGCGTCGGCCGACTTGCAGGCCAGGTGGCCGTCCTCGCCGCAGTCGCCGCACTTCTGGCCGGGAGCTGGCTCGTGGAGCTTGTCGGTGTCGGTCGCCTTCTCAATCGGCTCCAGCCCCTGCTCCTCGCGTGCCTCGTTCGGAGTCTTGGTACCGCTCTCGCGGGCGGTGCCGATCGCCTTGGTCAGAGCCTCGATCGCCTTGTTGATCTCGTCCTGGGCGACCTGCTTGACCGTCTGGCCGTCGATCTTGATCTCGTTGGTGATCTTCGCACCGGGCATGTTGAGGGGCGACGGGACGGCGGACTTCTTGCTGCCCTTCTTGTCGTCGTCCTTCTTCTCACCCTCGGCGTTGTCGTCGTCGCCCTCTACAGGCTTCTTCGGGTCGGTCGGCTTCTTGGTCTCGTCCGACTCTCCAGCGGCGGCCTTCGCGGCGTCCTCGTTCTGGATTGTCAGCTCCTCGACGTGGACGAGGTTCCGTTCCGCGTCGTAGTCCTCAGCCTTGCCTTCCCAGCCTTCGGTGGCGGCCTTGCAGATGGTGAGGGTGGCGGTCGGGAGTGCGGGGCGGTCGACGAGGCTGACCTCGATGATCTGGCCGTCGCAGATGATCCCGTTCTTGACCGTCTCGCTCTTCATGATCCGCGGCGACTTGATGCCGATCGAGAATCCGGTGAGGATGCCCGCCTCGATCTTCGCCTTCGACAGCGGGTCGACCACCTTGGCGGTGATCATGTGGTCGCCGTCCACCGACTCGTAGTCGGTCGCCTTCCCGACGGCGCGCTTGGCGTCGTGGCTCTCACGGATGTTCCCGATCTTGAACCACTCCGGCATGGCCTTCTTCAGCCACTTCGGGTCGCACTGCTGCTGGTCAAGGTCGAGGTCTGAACCCGTCGCCTTACCGTGTACGAGCAGCGAGCCGTCAGCCTGCGGCGCGGTCTTGATGATCTCAGCGAACACCGAGGTCGTCGTCATGTTATGCAGCCCTTTTCTCGTCGGCTAGGTCTTGTCGCGTGTAGCTCACTTCAGCCACCAGCCCTCACCCGGCACCTCTACGCTTGCCCATTCCGAGTAGTTCGGAGCAGCGAGTAGAACGCCGTCTTCCTCTCGGAAAGGGAGCGCTCGATACCAGGACATGGAGTTCAGCGGAGCCAGGTAGTCGTAAGCACCCACGGGACTGTCGCCAGAGACCGGGACAAGGGTCAATGACGGGACTTGCCTCCAGGTGATGCCGCCGTTGCGGCTTGTCTCGATGGTGACGAAGTCCGAGTAGTTGATCGGCGGGTCGTATTCGATGTAGACAGTCGACCCGACCGGCTCCAGGTGCATTGCTACGAACGGACTCGGCGGCGGTGTGTCGCCGACTTGCCCGTTGTTTCGGTTGTGTTCGCCGTCCGCGCCGTCTTAGGTGGATTCACCTTGGTCTGAGGCGCCTGCGGCCTGTTCCCCGGAACGTCATCGGTTGGCGCGGGAGCACCGCCAGTTGCCGCTGGGCTTTGTCCGGGGAGGTTTCCTGGAACGGTGGTCGGTTGCACCTGGACGTTGAGCCACACCGGGCCGGTAGGCGTTACCACCATCGGCTGGTCAGCCTCTGGGAAGGCGTAGCGCGGCATACGTCGTTGGTCACGGCCTTCGTTCAAGGTCTGCAGGCCCGACTGGACGTACTCCTTGAGGAGTTCAGCTTCCGCCTGCTCGTCCTCGGGGTCGAGATCGTGGAACTGAAACGTGACCTCGGGCGGCATCTTCAGGTAGGCCGAGCAGATCTCGTTGATGAGGTCCGTGACCCACAGGGCGGTCGGCTTCGTAGCCCGGTAGAGCTGTGTGTCCTTCTCGCCCTTCTGGTGGCTCTGCCCACCCATTCCGCCCATACCGTGGTTCGGGGTGAAACCGAGGGAGGTGGGCAGAACGTCGAAGGCGGCGCAAATCAGCCGAATGATGTGGAGGTCGAAGTCGGAACTGAACTTCGCGTCCATCGGGTTCGACATCGTGGGATCGAACCCCGCCGGGAGGAAGCGGGCACGGTGGCGCTCCTGCGTGTTTCCGGAGAGGTCGTCGTTGAAGACCGCTTCATACTGCCGAAGCTGTTCCGGTGTCATATTGGCGTCGACCTTGATGATCATCTCAGGCGTGACGCCAGCGGTGTACTCGGACCGCAGCCAGTCATAACGCCGCAGCCACAGGTCGACGTCGGTGAGAGCCTGTTCGACACACGAGAAGCCGTAGGGGGAACGACTTCGACGGTTGCGGACCTTGTAGATCAGCGCATCCGACGGCGCGGCCTCGTCTACCGGCCGCCCGTAGACGGCCGACACGAACTCCGCATCCACCTGACGATCTTCGACCTGCGTCATCTCGCCGCGAGGGAAGCCCCACAAGATCTGCTGGTACGCCGGGAACGGCGGCTGCGGAGTCGCTCCCCGGTAATCGAGCAACGGCTTGATCGTGGTCGAGTCGAGAATCTCCAACGAGTGGAGACCTCCACCGAGCTTCATGTGGGGGTAGATGCTGATGGCGTCGAGAACGAGCTGGTCCTCCAGCAGGGCTCCCAGCCATTCACTGAAGGTCCACTGGTTGATCCGATCGGGCCTCACCCAGAAGTTGTGGAGGCGCTCGGTGTCGTCGGCGTACTTGTCGGTCAGGTCAGCCTCAACCTCGGACGCCGCCGCTCCATCACGTTGGGCGAGGTGACGGGCGCGAGTGGCGTCGATGCCGAAAGACCAGTCGAGACCGGTCAGGGTCGACTTCACGACCTCGATGCAGGAGCGCATGATCGAGACCTGGTCGGCCGCGTCCCGCAGTACCGTCCACGGCACCGCGCGGGTGCTGGTGGTCTGGAGGTTCCACGAAGGCGAGTACTCCGCGCGGCGGGGAGCCGCACGCCCGGTGGCGCGCATACCGGGATCGAGCGGCGCCGAGATCAGCGGGCTGCCCGGCCCGAATGGGCTGGCGTTCAGCGGGTCGCGGGGGAGGGCCGCTGAAGACGCCGCGATAGGCCGACGCTGCTGCAGCGACTGCAGATAGGCAGTCGAGTATTCGGTGCTTTGGGCACCTGCGGGAAGGGCGAGCGCCTTCTGCAGCTCCTCCTGAATGATCTGCCGGACGTTCTGCTGAGCTGGAGCCGGGTTGGGACGCTGACGGCGACGCTTTGCCACTAGATCACCCCCCGCTCACTGCTAAAGATCAACTCGCTGCGGCCGTATTCTCTTCGTCGAAGGTCTGGAGTGCCGCGACCCTCGCTTCGAGGTCCTCTTCGGCGGTGTATGGGGAGTTGGGGGCCATCCGGTTCGTCCGGCAGGCCTCGGCCCAGACATAACCGCATTCTTCGCATTCCCGACGTAGGTGCTCTCCGAGCGAGAGGACCTTCTTCAGGGCCTTGGAGAGGGTCACCTTGGGAGGCTGGTAGGCGGATTTCACTGTGGCGCTTGGGCACTTCGGACATCCGGTGCCCGAGAAGGCGGGGAAGAGGAGCGAATCCTCTTTCGTAGGGCTTTTGTGCCCGGCGTATCCGGACAGCAGCTGCAGGACCTGCTGGCGGACCCGGTTCAGCTCAGCCCCGGAATCCTGCAGGACCTGTGCCCCGACGCCCTCACCCTCTCGAATCAACGCGAGCAGGATGTGCTCGGTACCGATGTAGTTGTGGCCGAGCTGCAGCGCCTCACGCAGCGACAGCTCCATGACCTTCTTGGCTCGGGGGGTGAACGGGATGTGGCCGCTCGCGGGGCTTCCACCCTGACCGATGATTTCCTTCACTCGATCTCGTACCGAGGTGAGGTCGACGCCCAGCGACTCCAGCGCCTTCGCGGCGACACCCTCACCCTCGTGGACGAGACCGAGAAGGAGATGCTCCGTCCCGATGTAGTTGTGGTTGAGCTTCCGAGCCTCTTCCTGGGACAGGACTACGACTCGCCGCGCGCGGTCGGTGAAGCGTTCGAACATTGAGGTCCTATGCGCTTGCCGGGATGGGTGGGAACTCAGCGCCACAGGAGCGGCAGGATGGGGCCGCCTTGGCGCTGGGCATTTCGCAGATGTCGCAGATACGGGAGATCGCCGAAAGGTAGACCATTGCGGAGGCACCGATCTGGAGTTCGGTTGCCGCCCAGATGCAGGCGTCCAGGTTGTCCGGAGATTCCTGCGAGTCCTGGGTGTAGGAGCACATCTGGTCTTCGAGCGTCGGCAGGTAACCGAAGATATGGCCACGACCCTGCTCCCAGAGGGCGGCGACCGGCTCAGCGCGGGTCAGCTTTCCTCGGGTTGCCCTTACCTGGGTGTAGGCGATGTTGGAATCCACCGTCTGAAGGACGGCCTGCAGATAGTCGCCACCGTTATTGACCTCGGCGACCATTCGATCGGCGTGCCAGCGGTGGTAGGCCTTCGACGCCGCCAGCATGCAGGCGTGCGGGGTGCCCTTCATCGTGCAGTCTTCGATGATGTAGAAGTGGCCGTCCAGGGAGCGACCCGCGACGATGATGCCGGTGTGGTCGGCCTTCTCGCCGGAAGTCACGGCGGGGTCGACGGCGACGACGATGCGGGACATCGCGGGGAGCTTGTGGACGCGGGTCGCATCGACCTGATCGCGGTTCCACAGCGCGCCCTCGACGTCCTCCAGCAGCTCGCCTTCAAGCTCCTGGCGGCCGGTCCGAGTGCCCTCGTAGCGGGCCTTCAGCTCGGAGATGGCGGTCTTGGAGAGGTTCGCCTCGTTGTCCCAAGTGGCACCTCGGGTGACGGCGACGGAACCGTCTCCACGGGCGACGAGATCCCGGAGGAATTTGATCGGCCTCGGCGTGGTGGTGATCAGCACACGCGGGTTCTGACCGATACGCAGGGCAGGCATCAGTGCCTCAGCGAAGAGGTCTTCCACCGGCCCCATGACGGCCGCCTCGTCAACCCAGGCGCCAGCGAGGTTCGATCCTCGGATACGCTCAAAGCCGTCAGCCGAGTAGCCATAGATACGGGAACCGTTGTTGAGCCGAACCGTGAGGTCGGAGGCGTTGACGGAGTGGAGTTCGCCAGGCAGGAAGGCCTTCAGTAGGCCGCTGGAGCCCTCGATACAGACCTTGCGGCAGTCACGCCAGGTGGGGGCGACGATCGCCCACTCGGTGTTCGGGTTGGTCGCCGCTTGCTCAGCCAGCCACTCGGCGGCGAGGCGCGTCTTCCCGAATCCACGACCGGCGAGGAAGAGCCAGATGTTCCAGTCACCAGGAGGTGGTAGTTGGTTGCGACGGGCGAGCTTGTGCCAAGGCCGGGGACGGGGTGGCGACTTCGCCGCGATCAGCGCATCGAGGCGGTCGGACTCTTCCTGCAGCGCCAGCAGTTCGGCGCGCAGTTGGTCGGAGACCTCGATACCAACACCTTGGGGCATCGAACCTCCCCGTGTCCCAGCTTGCCTTCAAGCATAGTTTCCGGTACAGTGCCGGTATGACGATGACATCGGTTTCCGCCGAGAAGGTTCACCTGAACCTGCTGCGCCGATGGGCGACTCGCCAGGGCTACATGCTGATCAAGTCGCCACGCCGGGATCCCCGTAGCCGCGGCTTCGGGACCTTCGTTCTCGTACCGGACCACCGGAACAGCTTCTGGGATCCCAAGGACCCCGAGCTGATCAAGGCCGCTCACGAGCAGATGGATCGCGGCGAGGGATTGACGATGGCGGAAGTCGAGCAGCGGCTTGGCTACAGGCCGGAGGAGTCGTGATCGTCCTTCAGTGCCTGTGGATGGGCCTCATCCTCGGGGTTATCTGGTGGCTCATCTACAGGTGGGACAGTCGAGTGGTGCCGTGGCTCCACTCGCGGGGGATCCGACGTGTTCGTCGGGAGCCAGCTCGGAGTTGTCGCTCCGCTCCGGCCGAACCAGTGGTTGTTCACCCGCCTGATGACCGGCCTTACCCCTGGAGACCGTGGTCGTGAAGTATTCGCTCTGGAACTGGGTCGACGACAACCGCCGCTGGGCGTACGTCACCTGTGGAGAACGCAGAGAAGTCCAGCGACTGCGCAGGCTCCTCTATGCGATAGCAAAGCCCGACTGCGCGTTCCAGATCAGGAAGGGCGGCGACCCGCCAGATCGGCCGCCTCACCACGTCACCACCTCCGGGAAGCCGCTACCCGGATTCAAAGCAGCTAGTAGGAAGTGGAGTAGCGAATGAACAGCGTTCCCGCTGGCCTGAGAGGCCATCTACCCGAAGTCACTCACCCCAGCGCCATCCCGGTGCCGACGCATGTCGGCGCTTACAGGCTGGGGCCGATGGTCCCGATGATGTCGAACTCCCCGACGCAGTGGTGGGCCGACTCCGGACTGATGTTGCGGGTCACCGTCGGCTCAGGGGTCCACGGAATGGCGATTGAGGGGACCGACGACATCGATGAGATGGGGGTCTTCGTGGAGGACCCCGCAACGGTGTTCGGACATCGGAAGTGTGAGCACTACACCTATCGGACTCAGCCGGAAGGGGTGTGCTCTGGACCGGGAGACCTCGACCTGGTGGTCTACAGCCTCCGGAAGTATGTGGGCCTGGCAGCTCAGGGGAATCCGACTGTCCTGGTGCCGCTGTTCGTCAAGGACCCCGACGTCCAGTACATCAACGACTTCGGCCGTGAGCTGCGCGAGAATCGGGCGTGGTTCGCCTCGAAGCAGGCTGGTGAGCGCTTCCGTGGCTACATGTACAGCCAGCGGCAGGGGCTGCTCGGCAAGAGGTCCGGCGGGACTCGGAACAAGGGGCGCGCCGACATCCGGGAGCGCCTCGGGTTCGATGCGAAGTTCGCGGCTCACATGATCCGGCTGGGAATGCAGGGAGTCGAGTACCTGACGACCGGTGAGATCACTCTGCCGATCAAGGGAGCCAACCTTCAGTATCTGCGAGACCTGAAGTCGGGCGTCTACCTGGAGGGCCACAGCCCGGACACCCCCAAGGGGCGCGAGCTGGCCGACGCCAAGCTGGCGGAGACCTTGAGGAGGGCGGAGAAGCTGGAGGCGAAGATCGACGGCCTCATCAAGACGACCAAGCTGCCGGACAAGCCAAACTACCAGGCTATCGACCAGTGGGTCGCGTCGGTACACTTCCGACACTGGGGACTGAAGCGCTAGAAATAGGAGAACCCCGGCCGCTCGGATCGGCCGGGGTTCTTCGTGGCGGGAGCAGGATTTAAACCTGCGACCGTCGGATTATGAGCCCGACGAGCTACCAAACTGCTCCACCCCGCTACGCGTGATA